AACACCAACCCATCAGGGAGTGTAGATACATCTGTAAACGGTGCGGCTAACGCATTTATGTCTATTCTTGAGCCACGAAACGAGGAAGCGCAAGCTGACCCAGAAGTTCGTGCAGAAGCGGAATCTGAGGAGTATGCAGAGGAAGCCGAGTTCGAGCAATCGGATTTAAATGCGGAAGAAACTGAATACGAAGAAGAAGCAGTAGAGGAATCTCCCAAATACCGAGTGAAAGCTAACGGTGAAGAACTGGAGGTAAGCCTTGATGAGCTTCTGAACGGATACAGTAGGACTGCCGATTATCAGAAAAAGACTCAATCTTTAGCGGAACAGCGTAAGGCCGTAGAGGCAGAGCGCAGTAAGATTGAGGAAACAGCCAAGGTGCGTGATACCTATGCACAACGACTCCAAGTTATTGAGCAACTGCTACAACAGCAATCGGGAACTGAGAACCTAGCGGAACTCAGGGAAAATGACCCAATTGCGTATGCACTAGCCATAGCAGATCGTAGTGAGAAGGAAAAGCAACTTAGCGCTATCCAAGCTGAAAGACAGCGAGTACAGCAAGAACAGGCACAGCAACAGTCCCAAGTATTGCAATCGCACATTCAGCAAGAACAACAGAAGCTAGTAGAGTTGATTCCTGAGTTTAAGGATGACGCTAAAGCCGAAGTAATCCGTAGGGATATTCGGTCTTATGCCAAATCCATTGGATTCTCGGATCAGGAACTAAGCCAAGTTTACGATAGCCGAGCTGTGTCAGCGCTCTATAAGTCGATGATGTATGACAAGCTGGTAGCAGGAAAGCCAGGCGCACATAAGAAAGTGCAGTCAGCACCAAAGACATTGAAGCCAGGAACATCTAACCCTAAGAGTTCCGAGCAAGAAGCAAAAACTAAAGACTTTGAGCGCTTACGCCAATCCGGCAATAAGAAAGACGCTGCAAGGTTATTTGAACGATTTTTATAATTTAAAGGAATAAATCATGCCTATTTACAATCGATATGACGCCGTTGGCGCTCGTGAAGATCTCTCCGATGTTATCTATAACATCTCCCCTACCGATACCCCAATCATGTCATCTATTGGCAAGAGCAAGGCTACTGGTGTTTACCATGAGTGGCAGACTGATGCTCTCGCAGCAGCTACTACTAACAATGCATTGGTTGAAGGCGCTGACGCTACTTCCGCTACTTTGTCACCTTCTACCCGTATTGGTAACTACACACAGATCGTTGGTAAGACTGTGCAAGTTTCTGGCACTTTAGAAGCTGTAGATAAAGCTGGTCGTAAGTCTGAAAAGGCTTATCAGTTGGCTAAGGCTTCTGCTGAAATCAAGCGTGACATTGAGGCGATCATTACCGCCAACCAAGGTCAAGCAGTTGGTTCAAGCAACTCAACAGCCCGTAAGATGGGTTCGCTCTTGTCTTACATCAAGACAAACACCAACGAAGGCTCTGGCACGACTGCTGGTGTTGATCCAGTAACTATCGGTGTTTCTACTCGTACTGATGGTACAACCCGTACTTTCACAGAAACCATGTTGAAAGATGCGATTGCCAAGGTATTTACCTCTGGCGGTACACCTGCCGCATTGTTTGTTAGCCCAGCACAAAAGCAAGTAGTATCAGGCTTTACTGGTTTGGCAGCACAGCGTTATCAAGTACCTACCAACGGTCAAGCAACCATCCTAGCTGGCGCTGATTTGTATCAGTCCGACTTTGGTGTATTGCAGATCGTTCCTAACCGTTTCATGCGTACCCGTGATGCTCTCATCCTCGATCCTGAGTATGCAGCATTGGCCTATCTGCGCCCATTCCAAACGAATGAACTCGCAAAGACTGGCGATAGCGACAACACTCAGATTTTGGCTGAATTGACGCTTGAAGTTCGCAACGAAGCTGCACACGGTGGTGTTTTCGATCTGTCTTGATAGATCGGTAATTAGTAAGTAGAATGGGGGGTGGGTAACTGCCCCTCATTTTATGATTACATACATTCAAGGTGGTCTAGGCAATCAACTTTTCCAGTATGCTGCTGGATTAGCTGTATCTAAACGGTTACAAGAACCGTTGTATATAAACAACAGTTTCTACGAAAAAAACAAGAATAGGCAATACGAATTAGGCGTTTTCCCTATATCCGCTACTGTTACAAACGAACAGGGCAAGCTGATAGAGGAAAAAGGCTTTAGACACCAAGACATTACCGAATCAGGAATGATGGTGGGATATTGGCAATCTGAGAAGTATTTTGAGGATATATCCGACCAAATTAAACAAGAGCTTGCCCTGCCAAAGACAGACCTGCCAGACGATATGGTGGCCGTCACAGTAAGGCGAGGCGATTATTTATTGTTGCGAGAGGTGTTTCATAACCTTGGCGATGAGTATTACCGAGATGCGTTGGAGATATTCCCAGGACACACAACAGTTGTGTTTTCTGACGATCCCGAATGGTGCGCTGCAAACCTAGAGTGGGCAGATTATATAATGCCATGCAATACAGCCATTCAAGATTTATCTCTACTTTCCTCCTTTAAAAACCATATAATAGCTAATAGCTCTTTTGGTTGGTGGGGAGCTTGGCTTGCCAATGGTAATACTGTAGTTAGTCCTAGAAATTGGTTTACCAATGGTTTAGATACTACCGACCTAATACCTGATAGGTGGATTAGGATTTGAAAAAGATAATTGATGTTGAAAATGGCGTTACTCGCATAGCACACGATGACGGTGAAGGCGGCCTAATTATTCAGTCCGTAACCGATATGAGTGACTTTGTAGAATATACAAAGGCCAAGTATGCAGAGAACAGTACCGGCAAGGGCTGGGGCGATAACCCTATAGATGCTAGAAACCATATTGCTACATTGCCTACCGAGATCATCAATGATCTGAACACAAAGGGCTTGATGCGTGGCTATTACATCATTGACCCTAAAGGCTTAAAGAAGTGGCTAAATGACCCTGAGAACAGAGTATTCCGTACTCGTGGGGGGATAGTATGAGAATAGCCGTATGTATACCTGCCAGAGGGCAGATGGAAGTAGCAACTGCGTTTGACTTAGCAGCAATGGTTGGCTACATGGTTAAAACGACTAAGCACGACATAGATATTTACACAGCAGCAGGCACATTGATATTTGACCAGCGCAATCAGTTAGTGAAAACATCGTTGGCAGCAAAGTGCGATTATATTGTGTTTATAGATGCAGATATGCGTTTTCCAAAAGATACGATCATGCACTTGCTAAAACACAATAAAGAGATTATTGGGGTAAACGCTACGACTCGTACAGAGCCAGTAATGCCTACAGCCAAGAATTTAACCATTAACGAAGATGGCAGTTGCACCTGGTTGCCGATTTACTCTAATGGCCTTAAAGGCATAAGCAAAGCTGACGGTATTGGCTGCGGTGTAATGATGATTAAAGCAAGTGTATTTAAAAAACTAGAAGAGCCGTACTTTTACTTTGAGCAGTTGCCTAATAACAAGTTATTGGGCGAGGACATATACTTCTGCATAAAAGCAAAAGACGCAGGGATTGATACTTGGGTAGACCATGACTTATCTATGGGGATAAAGCACATAGGTCAATATAGTTATAGCTGGGCAAACATAGAGAAAACATAATGGCGTACACAAACTACACGGATTTGCAGGCTTCTGTTGCTAGTTACTTAGGGCGAAGCGATTTGTCTGCGGTAATCCCTGACTTTATTCGTTTTGCAGAACTCCGTTTAGCTCGTGATATTCGCACTCGTAAAATGCTGAAATCAGCAACCGCTAATATGGTCGCTGGAGATGAAAGACTTTCATTGCCTACAGACTTTTTGGAAGTAAGAAACCTATATACACAGGGCAATCCTCGTATGCCAGTAACTTATCTGTCACCTAGCGCCTTCACAAGAGATGCTAGGGCAGATGAGTCTGGCTTGCCTGTTTTTTATACCGTATTAGCATCTGAGTTTCAGTTTGCTCCGCAGCCTGACACAGCGTATGTTTTGGAGATTCTCTACTATGCACAGCCTCCCGTATTATCAGGAAGTAATAGCTCAAATGTGTTTCTTGCTAACTATCCTGATGCTCTCCTTTATGGGTCGTTAATAGAGGCAGAGCCGTATCTAATCAATGATGCAAGGTCGCAAACATGGGCAACCCTGTACGACAGAGCAATCAAAAACATAGAAGATTCAGATCAAAACTCAGAATACTCTGGCATACCATTACAAATGCGTATTACTTCACGATAGGGAATTAACATGGCCGCAATGTCAAACTACTTAGAGAACGCATTAATTAACGCTACTCTACGCAATACCACTTATACATCCCCAACTACAGTTTATGTTGGCCTGTTTACTAGCGATCCTACGGATGCCGGATCAGGCACAGAAGTAAGTGGTGGATCGTATGCTCGTAAATCTATGGCTTTTGGTGCGCCATCTAACGGAGTATCTACCAACTCTAGCGCAGTAGAGTTTGACCAGGCTACAGGAAACTGGGGAACGGTAACTCATTTCGGTATTTTGGATGCCCTTACAAGTGGCAATCTTTTATATCATGGCGCATTAACATCAAGCAAAGTAATAGAAAATGGCGATGTGTTTAAGTTTGCATCTGCTGCTGTTTCCGTAACATTAGCGTAAGGCTAAACCATGTCCACTATTGTTACCAGAAGTGGTAAAGGTTCGCCCCTTACTCATAATGAAGTAGATGCTAACTTTACCAATCTTGATACAGATAAAGTAGAAAAGACTGCTGCTGCCATCACAGGCGGCACAATCAATGGCACTACTATTGGTGCTACTACCCCATCTACTGTAAACGCTAC